ACAAATCTCAATAAAAGGAGGTGTCAAAAAATGGACACTAAACAATTTCCTGCTAGATTAAAGAAATCAATAGCAGAAAGTTTCAATTTTCAGCAGGCGTTGAAGCGTCTTGAAACTGGAAAAGCTGAAACCCCTAGATCTTGGGTTTATGAAGACAAAACACCAGAATGGATTTTGGGTACCTGGTCAAAGCTCCTAGTTAATGGATGCAAAAAGAGGGACCTAAACTTCATTTCTGATTGGGACTTATCAAAGTCGGATAAGTTTGCATCGCAGGGCATGGTAGCTCCCTTCAAAGATAGAGGTGATACTCTATCTGAATATTGGGCTCATCTTGACTCTAACAAGGTGTTTGAGACTTCCGAATGGAAGCAAGCTATCAGGGATTCAATTCGGGATCTCGGATTTAACCGAACTGGAAAACGTGCATCTGTTGAGAATGTTGTCAAAAGAGGTATTGCAGAGGACAAATATAATACTTCTTCTGGGGATCCGCTATTCATGAAACGACGAAATCCAATTGCTCAAAAACAAGCAATAGAAGCGGCGCGAAATGGTACTTGGATGCAGTACTATCCTGTATTAGGATCAAGAGCATCTATGGGTAAAACTGGTTCCGAAGCCAGATGGATTTTCATGTTCCCAATGAGTGTCAACTTAGTGGAGCAGAGTTTCCAACAACCTTTACAAGACTACATTCGAAGTAAAAATGTAGCATTCTTCGCACCTTGGGACGGTTATGACAAAGTGCAGAATATTTTATCTGAGTATGGTCCTCAACAATTGATCAAATTTGGATGTGACTATTCTAAAATGGATCAACATTTTAACTGGCATCACGCTGAACAATGCTATCTAGTGATAAGAGAGTATTTCAAACCGGATGAATGGGATGATTTGTATCAATCTATTCATTATACATTCTTCTGTGATGTCGTGGCTCCGCATTACCTTCTTGCAGGTCCACATGGAATGCCTTCAGGTTCAGGCTGGACAAATTTCTTAGAGACTATCTTCAATTTCATTTTAATGCATTATCTCAAGAAGAAATTTGGAATCAAAATTATCATGGCTATGGGTATCGGCGATGACCAATTATGGTTCATAGACTATAAAGGAGAACTGGAAAAACTGACAGACTTTATAGTAAAGCAATTTAAAAGCGTAGGATTGGATGCGAATCCAGAGAAACAAGAAGTCAGTAACTCTATGGCAGCGTTCCTTCAGAGACGATCATGGAGCACGTGGTCTCCCAACTCGATACCGTACGCTGGTGTTTACCCAACTATAAGGGCTTTAACATCAGAGGTGTATCCTGAATTCTACCACAATGAAAAAGAATGGACGAAAAATACCTTCGCATTAAGGTGTCTTATGATTTTGGAGAATTGTGTAAATCATCCTTGTTTTAAGGAATTTTGCATATTTATTGCCAAAGGAAATAAGAATATTATCGAATTTGCTAAATTAAGAGATGCTGAAATTCTGCTTATTCAGCATGCTTCTAAGAAGATAGCAAACTTCATTCCTACATACAACCAAGAAAAACAGCAAGTGGATATCACACACTTCGAAAGTTTACGTATTGTTAGGGAATACGCAATGAAGAGTTAGAGTCTTCGGAATGAGCT